CGTGGTGGCGAAGAAAGCTCCCGGGCGGAAGCTCTTGGGCGAAGCGCTCGAGCGCGGCCGCGTCATCAGGCGCGCCGGTGGCGGCCGTGGCGCGCCAATGCATCGCGACGTGTCCACCAACGCCGTAGCACCCACCTGGCTCATCCGCACCGACGCGGCGAGCTTGTGAACCGTGCGCCGTGAAGACAACGACAAAATCCCGAGCACCTCGAGCACATAAGGGCTCGCCGTCGCCACAGCTCGAGCACGTTATTGTGTCGGAGATCTCGGCCGGACAACGCACGAACCGCGCGCCGTCGACGCGCTTCGGGATCTCGGCGCCGGCCGCGAGAGTGAGAGTAGCCGGCCGCCCGAGCTTGCGAGCTTTCAACGCGGCCGCGAGAGTGTCGGCCGAAAAGTTAATGACGGTTTCGCCGGCAGCCGGTACCGGGAGTTTTTCCGCCGGAAAGTGTGAATACGTCCATGCGCGGCCGGCGCGTGGCACGGCGCGCCGAAGGGCCGCCAGATATCGGCGGTCGATCTCGCCGGCGGCCGCGGCCGGTTGTGGGTTCAACGGGCACGTGCGCGGGCACGTTGAAAACACGTTAGACGCGCCGGCCCGATAGGTGACGGCGATCGGGCCGGTTTTCATGTTTGACGATTGGCGGACAACTTTTAACATTGCAGCGGTCTCCCTTTCTGGCCGGCACGACGTGCGCCGGTGCCCAGAGTATGCGAAAAAAAAGGGCCGGCGCAACGGCCGGCCCTCGAGCTACGCGGCGAGATCCTCGAGTATGGCGCCGGCCGTGGTCTCGAATTCCACGCGCTCGGCAGTCCACTGAATCGAACGGGCATAAGCCGTCGCACCGGTCACCGCATCCCAAGCGGATTCGATCGGTCGGCCCTCCTCGGTCATATGAACAGCTTTTATGCGATCGGCCACGCGTGGCCCGAACCGCGCAGACAAGAACGCGTCGACCTTTTCGAGCTTGGTGGATTGTGCGGCCCGAAGCGCCGTAGTGATCCCCTGCGCGCTCGCGCGAGAATATTCGAGCAACGCGGGCGCGGCGTCTTGCAAAAACCGATCGGGCGCGCTCGCCGTGTGGCGGATGCTTATTTCCTCGAGCTCTTCGGCGTTCCAGACAATCCGATTAGCGCACACGTAGTCAAAAAGAAAAGTCTTGATTTTGAGCGCGCTGGCGCCGGTTTCCGAATTAGTAACGAAGAACCCGCGCGCCAACGTGCCCGGCTGGCCGTCGCGCCGGTTCGGAAGCTCTATCCGATTCTTTTCATCGGCGAGAAAAACGAACATGTCACGGTCACCGGCAAAGAGTGTTGTGTTCGCCGTCGTGACTTGCGAGAGCTCGCGGCCGAATTCACCCGGCACGCGAAAGTCGCCGGTGACGCCATCGCCGAAGCGATCCTCGAGGGCGCGCACTACGTCGACGTTCCAGATGCGGCCGTATCGCGGGCCGGTGGCCGCGCGTAGTTCGAGCTCCGAAGTGCCAGGTCGACGCGTGAGCAAGACGCCGATGTCCTGGGTGTCACGTTCTACTTTGAGCCCGTAGTTCAGACAATCCGCGGCGAGCGGCGCCGGGAGTGTCCGCAAGTAGGCCCCGGGAGCGCCTGACAAGTTTGCGAGCTGGCCGAATGCCCAGTTGGAGGGCGCGGCCGCGTGGCCGTTCGGGCCAGCGATCAGAATGCCGCGGTTGTCTTCAGTGTGGATGGCCGAGAGCTGGCGCGAGCTGACGACGGTTGCGCGTGAGTTGCCGCGGAGCTCTTCGAGCTTGGAACGCATGGCGGGCAGGCTCGTGAAGCGCTCTTCGGGCAGGCGGGTCGCCCATTGGTGGGAAGCTTGCATCAACGTGAACATAGTCAATTCTCCTTTCTGAGCCCCTCGACGCGAGGGGGTGAGCCAATCCTCATACAACTGAGGTCAACTGTCAACTCCTACGATTCCTGCCGTGCAGGATCGTCTGCCAGAGCATAAATAAGACGAACTTGATCATGTTTTTCTTGGGTGCCTCCTGCTCGAGTTTGATCGATCCCCGCGGGAACAATGACGCGACCTTTGACTCATACCGATCGCGCGCCATACGAGTCCCCTTTTCCAAGTGCCAGCTTACTGGCTGCAAAATTTACCCATCCCTTCACCGTACTGTGCACAAGGCTGATTACGCCCTCGTCATGGACGTGAATTCCAAACGTAACCTTCATACGTCACCTTTCTAACTTTCTTGCTGAGACAACCCCAGCGACTGCGACGTTAGACTAACTTCGATTGGCTTGTCAACTCCCCATCAGCTCGAGCTCCAGCATGCCCCACGGGATCGTCCCGTAGTGCCATTCGGCCAAGGCGATCGTGTCCACGCCGGACTGCGCCAGCTCGAGCACTTGGTCTCCGCGGTAGAGCTTGAGCACTCCCTCCTTCGTCGCCTCTCTACCGTAGGGCACGAACAACACAAGCACGTAGGTCGCGCAACCGATCGCGGCATGGCGAGAATGAAAGGCGATCTGATAGGGCGACAGGCGCACCCGGCGTCCGTGCTTCACGACCTTCAGCTCGACAGGGACGAACGTGCCCGATCGGGGCAGCGCGATGATGCAGTCGGGAATGCCGAGATTTACCCGCGACTCAATCCGGGTAATAAGGCAGTTTGATAGGTTTTCCTTCAGCCGCTGATATAGCTTCGTCTCTGGCTTCGCCGGCATCCTCTTCCTCCTCGATCTCGGCATCGGTGATGGGATCGTCCTCTTCCAGGCTCCGCTCGACCTGTTCTGGGGTCACGTCGATAACAGGGCTCCCGTTGCCGCCGTACAGCTTCTTGATCTCCGCGAGCTTGCGTATGACCTCTTCCCTACTCATGCTGTCGATCGTGCCGTGTCGGATTTCCTTTCGGTCGATGTAGATCGTGCCGAGGGCTTGGCCTCGACGGTACTCGGCTTGGACGGCAGCGCCAAAGGCCCCCGCGGCCAAGGCTTGATCACGAATGAACTGCAAGTCCCTCATGTGCCGCTCGTACGTGGTTGCGTACTTCTCGGCGAGCTCCGCCCGCAGCTTCTGGATCTCCGCCACGATGTGCGGGTTAATGTCTGGATCAGTCAGCGTCTCGGCGTAGTACTTCGCCCGCTTCTCGGGATAGCCGGCGCGCAGGGCGGCCTCCTTGGCGGTGACGTGCCCGTCGCCCGCAACGAACTCGTTGACGAACGTCCACTCCTGGGTAGTAAGGATCTGCTTTTTCTTCTTGGTCACAGGGACAGGCTTGCTGATCTTGTCCAGCGTGGTCTTGGGAATGCCGCGGCCGATCTGCCTCATCAGCCGATCCGTCGTCTTGCTCACGCCGTCCTCCAGACGCGCCAGCCGCCATCGACCTTGCGGCACGAGAACTTCCACCCGTGGCGCTTAGAGTACATCCACGCAGCCGATCGGACGTTCTTCACGAGCCCAGCGTCTTCGATGAGGAAGCTGTCCCCGACGTACATATCCTGGAATGGGTACTTCAGCCGGGCGTGGTTCTCGGGCGGTGGTACGTGGGACTCGATTTGCAACATACAGACAGTCTACTGTCTATCAACTGTCAATGCCAAGGCGTTTTCGGGGTTTTTGTATATAGTTTTTCCTACATTACTTTTACTTAGAAACAGTAATTTGATAGGCCATCGACTTTTATATCAAATTACACCATTACACCTGTTAAAAACCCTGTAATAGCTCCTAAGTCATTGTTACTAAAGACTTATTACACCTATTACACCAATATACATTTTTTTACTTACTCTTAGGGGAAGTGATTCTCCAGAATCCTGTACTAAACACCCAAATTTCAGTAAGTCCTTGATCCTTGGTCCGCGGCCCTTAGCCCATTGCCCTTTCTGTCTGTCTCTCGCTACAATCGCGAGGCCCGGATGCGCAAACATCCGGGCCTCACTTTCCACAATCGTTATTGGAGAACGACGTATGGACAAACCTAGTATCCTCTATCTTCAAAGCCTTTTCCTGTACCACGACGTGGGGGACGGGGCACTTGTTTGGAAGCAGGGCCGCCTGAAGGACGAGATTGCGGGCACCGTTACGGGTAATCCCCCGGAGCTGCGTGTTCGGGTGGACGGCAAATCCTACCTAGCGGCCAAGGTCGTTTGGGCGTTGACCATGGGCCGTTGGCCGGAGGGTCGGATTCAGTTTGACGACGGCGATCGCACGAACATTCGGATTGGCAACTTGACGGAGTTGGACCGGGTGGATGGCCCGGGGAGGTAAAAACCCCACCCCGACTCTCGCCGGGATGGGGTTGTGGCCAAGGGGTTCGCTGACAGGGTGATTTAAGCGGCCACCGAACTTTATTGCACGTTCGTCCCGAGGGCGTTTCTGAAGTCCCCTTCCAGCATCCGTGCTGCCGCCTGGGCGGGCAGGATCTCGCCGAACTCGATGTCGGAGACATCGAGGTCTTGGGTCATGATCCCTGGCACGTGGACCACGGGTCCGACGAGGGCGTAGCGTGTTCCGTTGATCGTGACGACGATCATTTGGACGAGCGGTTCGCCGGCGGGGCCGCAGACGCCTGTGACGGTGAGACTCATATCGTGTCTATCTTGCGCCCGGACTCGTACCAATGCAAATCGAGGAGCACTCGTTCGAGGTGCGCTTGGAGGCCGTCGCGTTCTTGTTTGAGTCGTCGGACGTCCTCCGCGAGGGACTCGAGTAGGTCTTGTCCCGCCTCGATGCGGCGGCGCAGGGTGTAGACATACTCGCGCAGTTGGATGTCGTGGATCGGGATGGGCGGATCGTCTGTCGAGTTGATGGCGGGTCTCATCAGACGACTCCCTGTAGCCGATCGGCGATCAGCGTCGCGTAGCCGGCGATGTCGTGCCACTGGTCGATGTCGTCGGGGTTGCCGTTGATGATGCGCGAGACCTTGGTCGCGATCATTTCGAGGGCTTCCCATTGGTCATCGGCGAAGGTCTTGCCCATGTCCTCGGCGTGTTCGGCCATGGCGCGTTTGAGCGCCTGTGCGAGCCGTGCGTTGTCGCGGAAGGTTCCGTAGGCCGTGGCCCGTGATTCGAGGGTCTCGGGGACGCTCTTTGGGAGCGTGGTGAGGGTTTCCCGGACCGCCTGGATGATTGGGGTCTCTTTGCCCCCGCGGGCCTTATCTCGAAGTTTATAGGCATACGGGACAGAGATCTTGAAGCGTTTGGCGACGCTCATGGGCTTGGCGCCCGGGTTATCGAGGAAGTGTTGATAGGCTTTGTTGACTTTAGGGTTCACTTGGGCAGCTCCTTGTTGAGTGAAAGCAGGGTATAGCAGGACGCCGGTATGGCGGAGCTGCTGGAGTCATACGCACAGGCCGCGTAGAGGGGGTCTGGGGCGTCGAGAATCATCTGGGCGCGGAGGTGTCCGTCGTAGGCGGTGATCCCGATACACGACAGAAGCAGTATCGCCAACAAGGCGAAGATGGCTACAAAGCCTTTCTCAACACTATCCATAAACAATCTCCTTTCTGGGTTAGAAATAATCTTTTCCGCCTCGACTACATCTCCAGTTCGGGCGTGGCACGTGGCGCCACTCGTCGCTCTGGGGCTTTTGCCGATAGCAGAAGTACAGACTTATACCAAGTCCCGATAGCAGAAACAACAACAACCATAACGAGCTCATGCTTTCTTTCTCCTTTATACGTCGGTTTCATCCTCCTCAACCTCATCAAAATCTTCGCAGCCGCATTCGGGGCAGTGGTGCGTGACGCATGTCACCTCACTACTAACACAACTGCCGAAAGCAATCAGATCCGTATGCTCTTGCACATACGGCTTCTCGAATTCCTCTTTACAATCAGAGCAGCGGTAGGTCATCGCATCAACCTGTAATGTCTCGGTAGGCGGCGACCTTGTCAAGCGCCACGCCAAGCTCAGCCGACAGAATCTGCTGACGCGCAGTTGTCAACTCTCTCGCCAAGCGATCGCGCTCAGTCGCGAGTGCTCGGACGCGCGTAGCCAGCGCCTGGCTGAGCTCGCTCGCGT